GGACGATCCCATGAAGATCAAGTCGATTAAAGTGCCGTTCGGTTATATCGCCGTCACTCATTTCGAGGAAAAAGATCAATTCGCAGGGCGGGCAGAGATACGAACGATCCTGCAATCCACGATGCGCGGCGGCTCGATGTTCTGGAATTTCGAGAGCTACAACCCGCCGATCAGTCGTGACAACTGGGCGAACAAGGACAGCTTGGAGGAGAGAGCCGACAGGCTGTGCCTGAAAACGACATACCTCGAAGCACCAGAGGCTTGGCTCGGAGAGCAGTTCATCGCCGAAGCCGAGTATCTGAAAGAGCTGGACGAGAGAGCGTACCAGCACGAATATCTGGGCATCCCGGTCGGCACAGGCTCTGATGTTTTCGAGAATGTGGAGCTTCGGGAGATCACCGAGCAGGAGCTGAACAGCTTCGACCGCATATACAACGGCGTTGACTGGGGCTTCTTTCCTGATCCGTGGGCGTTCAACCGGGTGTACTTCAATGCCTCCCGCAGGGAGCTGTACATCTTTGACGAGCTGGAGGCCAATAAGAAGGGCAACGAGGAAACGGCCCAGATGCTGCTTGACCACGGCATCACCCGTGAGGACAGGATCACCGCAGATGGAGCAGAGCCGAAATCCGTTGCCGATTACAACAAGTACGGGCTGAAATGCTTCGGGGCTGTCAAAGGGCCGGGGAGCGTCGAACGCTCGATGATCTGGCTTCAGCGCCTGAGCAAGATCGTCATTGATCCGAAGCGATGCCCGCGCACGGCTGACGAATTCCTCGGCTATGAATACGAGCGCAACCGCGATGGCGAAATCCTGAACGGCTACCCGGATGCGGATAACCACCATATCGACGCTGTTCGGTATGCCACGGAGAATATCTGGCGGCGTGTGGGCAATGTGGAGGCTGCGAGGCGCAGGAGCGCATCTTCGCTCATTTGGAATATGTGAACATGGAGGCATAATAAATGCTCACTTATGATGATCTCGTCGTGCTGGGCGAGGATGACAAAAGGCGCATCGACTTTGTGCTGAAGGCGATCAGCGAGCATCGGCAGAGCCGGGAATATCGCATCGCCAAAGAGGCGGCGCAGTATTACAGCGGCCTGAATCCGACGATCAGAAACTATGAGAAACTGCTGTATGATCTCAGCGGCAAGGCTCATGTGGATATGTGGACGGCGAATCACAAGATCGCCTCCGCATTTTTCACTTTCGTGATCGATCAGGAGGTCAGCTACCTTCTCGGCAACGGCATCCGCTTCGGCAAGGACGAAACGAAGGACAAGCTCGGCAAGGATTTTGACGAGGAAGTCATGGATGCGCTGGAATATGCCCGGATCGGCGGCGTTTCCTACGGCTTCTGGAATCTTGACCATGTGGAAGTCTACAAGGCGACCGAATTCAAACCGCTGTACAGCGAGGAGGACGGTTTCCTGAAGGCTGGCGTGCGCTGGTGGCAGTTGGATGAAGCAAAGCCTCTGCGAGCCACGCTGTTTGAGCCTGACGGCTTCACGCAGTATATCAAGCCGAACGGCGAGGATATGCGAATCTATAAGCCGAAGCGCCCGTACATCATCAGGACGGTCAGGACGGATGCCGAGGGCGAGATCAATACCGACGGCGAGAATTACGCCGGATTCCCGGTCGTGCCGCTGTATGCTAACAAGGAGCATCAGTCGGCCCTGATCGGAAAGCGCAACACCATCGATGCGCTGGATCTCGCCAGCTCCAACATGGTCAACGGCGTGGACGAGGGCAACCTGATCTATTGGGTGCTTACCAACGCTGGCGGCATGGATGATCTGGACGATGTAAAGTTCCTCGAACGGATCAAGACAATCCATGTGGCCCACGCTGACGGCGATGCCGGAGCGACAGCCGTGCCGCACACCATCGAAGCGCCGTTCGAGGGGACGAAGGTCACCATCGATATGCTGAAGGATCGGCTGTTCGATGATTTTCAGGCGTTCGACGCTCAGAGCATGAGCGCTAACGATATGTCGGCGACGGCGATCCGCGCCGGATATGTCCGGCTGGATATGAAAACCGACAAGATCGAGCGTCAGGTCACCAGATTTGTCGATGGCATCCTTGCTATCGCTGGCATCGATGACGAGCCAGCCTACGAGCGGAACAGGATCGTCAACACCACGGAGGAAACGCAGCGCGTCATCATGCAAGCTCCTTATTTTGACGATGAGTACATCCGCAAAAAGTTGCTGACGATCAACGGCGATATCGATCTGTTCGAGGAGATCAGCGAGCGCATCGACAGCGATGACTATGAGCGGCTGTCCGAGACAGAGCAGGGCATCAGGAGCGCCGGAGATCCTGCCGACAGGGAGTGATTTAATTGGCTGACCGAGGCCACGAGCTGACAGACGAATACCTGAAACGGCTTGAACAGCGGATGGCAGACGAATATTCTCGCGCCTACGAGGAGATGGCCCGGAAAGTCCTTAAATACTGGGAGCAGTTCAGCGAGGGCGAGGAAAAGCAGCGCAAGCTGCTGGAGGCCGGGAAAATCACTCAGGCCGAGTATAACGCTTGGCGATTCCGGCATATCATGGTCGGGCAGCGCTGGGAGGCGATGCTCGATGTGCTGACGGTCGATGCCCACAACACCAATGTGCTGGCTCGGCAGATGGTCGCAAAAGCTATGCCGGATGTTTTCATGCTGAACGCGAATTACACTACCTATCAGCTCGAACACGACGGCAGGATCGACACAGGCTTCACGCTTTATGACCACGACGCAGCCATGTTCCTGATGGAGGATCGGGACTTGATGCCGCCGCCGAGCGAGCAGCTTGCCTCCCGGATCGCCGCCAACAAGGATCTGCAATGGAACAAGCGGCACATCCAGTCTGCTGTGCTTCAGGGCATTTTGCAGGGCGAGAATCCTTACGACATCGCCAAGCGCCTGATCGGCGTTGCTGGCATGGCTGGCGTTGGCGCGATGAATTATCGCGCCGCTGTGCGCTATGCTCGGACGATGGTCACATCGGCGCAGAACGCAGGGAGATACGAGGCGTTTAACAGGGCCGAGCGGCTTGGCGTGGAGTTGACCATCGAATGGGTGGCGACGCTGGACGGCAGAACGAGGCACGAGCATCGGCTTATGCACGGGATGAGGACGAAGGTCAACGAGCCGTTCGTCGTGAATGGTATTCGGATTCTTTACCCGGCCCAGCAAGGGCCGGGATCGTCTGATATCCCGCAGCGATTGATCTGGAACTGCCGCTGCACGCTGAACGGCTGGGTCAAGGGCTTCGAGGGCGATACCGTCAAGAGCAGCCCGAAAATGGGCGGCATGAGCTTTGAGGAATGGCAGCACGCCAAAGAGCCGAAGCAGAAGGACAGCACAGAAGAAAAACCGCAGGAGGAAACCTTCTCCCAGAAGATCGCTAAGATTAAGCAGCGCATTTCGGATAATGGTGGAGCAATCACAGAGGCCGATCTGCACGAGGCTGGCAAACTTCTTGCTGGCGAATACAGCGCAGAAAAGGCGAGAAGAGATGTGCTTTACAAGGAAATGGTCGAACCGCTGAAGGCAGAATTCGACCGGGCGAACAAGGCCGAGGACGCAGCCTACGATCTTGCGTGGCAGCTCCGAATGAAGTTCCGGCGCGGAGAAATCAGCCGCGAGGAATGGGACGCTGCTGAAGCAGACCTCAAACAGCGATCTGAGGAACGCAAAGCGCTGCGAAAACAGATCAGAGAGGCCGAGAAGAAGTGCGGCTTTACGGGCCAGCCTTCTGCTGATTGGCTGCGGGATATGATCGGACAGACAAGAGATGTCGGCAGCGAAGGGCTTGATATTAAGCGCCACCTCAACAACTCGAAATCTCAAGTTGTGCCGTCGCTCGAATTCGCGTATAGCCATTATCCGAAAGAATGGGTCGAGTATTCGCTGAACAGGGGCTATCTTATTCCGAGAAAAGTCAGCCGAGGCTATTACAGCGACTGGAACAAAGAAATCTGCATAAGCGGCAGCGGAGACGGCGCAATTGAAACTGCTTTTCATGAGCTTGGGCATCGGTTTGAAAAGGCCGTCCCGGGAATCCTTGACGCTGAAAAAGTGTTTTATGAGCGCCGCACAGACGGATGCCCGATAGAACGGCTGTGCGACTTGTTCCCCGGCTATGGCTATAAGCAAAGCGAGACAGTAAGAAAAGACAATTTTGTGCACCCGTATTCCGGGAAGAATCCAGAACAGTATAACAATCAATTCTTCGAGCTTGTATCAATGGGCTTTGAGGATGCTTACATGAAGCCTCAGACGCTGGCGAAGGACGAGGATATGCAAAGCTGGATTTATGGTTTGCTCCTGCTCCGATGAGGTGAAAAAAATGATCAAAGCTGTCGGCGTAAAAAACAAGAAAAAAATATCGCTTGAATGCAGTCGCCGCGATGATGGGAAAGTTGTCTACCGTTTCGACGGGGAGCGCGACTATTCGCTTGAATCCGATATCGAGATCCTGCTGCTGCATCCTGTTCCGATCATGGGAACATACTGGCCTGAATGCGATGCGTTGAAGATTGCAGCAGTTCTCCCGTATTTCTTTGATCGTGGCGGTGTTGATCGGATCGAAGTTGATGATCCCGAAGCGCGAAAAGAGCTTGCCGATCTTGGCATGGATGAAAAGGCGGTGTACTGATGCCCGTCCGATTCGTCAATAACTCCCCGGAGATCCTTGCCGAGCTGGAGATCAAAAAAAGAGCGGCGCTGGAGGCCGTAGGCGCGACTTGCGCTTCTCATGCGAGGAACACCTACACCGCCGAGGGCCGGGTCGATACAGATTTCATGCGCGGCAGCACGACGCATCTGGTGCAGGGCGATACGGTGGATATCGGCACATCGGCGAGCTATGCCATTTACCACGAGATGGGAACAGGCGTTTACATCGCCGGAGGCCGAAAAACGCCGTGGGCTTATCCGTCAAAAGATGGATGGCGCTGGACGCGAGGCGTGCCTCCCACCCATGCGATCCGCAACTGCGTGGCAAATCACACGCAGCAAATCAAGCAGATCATGAATAGGATTTTCAGGGGCGGTTAATACCGCCCCGCTTTACTGCGTAAAAACCGCCGCAAAGCAAAGCGGCGTTTTTAATATAACAATCGTGGACGAGGAACTGTCCCCAAAGAAAAGGAGATTGTGTCATGGCACTTACCCGTAAATTTCTTGCAGCGATGGGCATCGAAGCTGACAAGATCGATTCCATCATTGATGCCCACACCGAGACCGTCGATGCGCTGAAGCATGAGCGCGACGGCCTGAAAGCCAAAGCCGACAGCTACGACAAGGTAAAGACGGAGCTGGACGAGCTGAAGGCGACCGCGAAGGACAGCGGTGATTATGCGAAGCTCAAAAAGGACTTTGACGATTACAAGGCGAGCGTGGAGCAGGAGAAATCTGACAGCGCCAAAAAAGCTGCCTTGCAGAAGATCGCAAAGGACGCTGGTCTGTCTGAGGCTGGCATCGCCAAAGCTGTGAAATACTCCGACCTCTCCGGCATTGAGCTGGACGAGAAGGGCGGCGTTAAAGACAGCAAGGCGCTCCTCAAGAGCCTCCGCGAAGAATGGCCTGAGTATATCGTCAAGGCCAACACACAGGGCGCTGATACGGGCAACCCGCCCGCTGGCGCAAACGGCTCCGGCTCTGTCAAATCCCGTGAGGACATCCTGAAAATCAAGGACTCCGTGGAACGGCAGAAAGCGTGGGGCGAATATTTGAAAGCTCAGGCTGAGACCTGAGCAGAAAGGACAAAACTATGCCTACTGCAGTTGAAACCACGACCACTCCCCGGTCTTCCCTCCCCAATGTTTACACCAATGTGACTCCCCGCGAGATCGACTTCGTGTCCCGCTTCACCCAGAACTGGGATGCCCTGCGCGACATTCTCGGCGTGATGCGCCCGATCCGCAAAGCTCCCGGCTCCCAGCTCATCACCTACACCGCTTCCGTCACCCTCGAAAGTGGCTCTGTCCCGGCTGGCGCTGTGATCCCCTACAGCAAGGCCACCATCGTTCAGGCTGCGAAGGGCGACCTGACCATCGAGAAGTACGCCAAGGCCGTTCCCATCGAGGATGTGGCGAACTACGGCGCTGCTGTTGCCATCCAGAAGAGCGATGACGCTTTCCTGTATCAGCTTCAGAACACCGTCCTGACCCGCTTCTACACCTTCCTGAATACTGGCTCTCTGCCTGTCAGCGCCACCTCCTTCCAGAGCGCTCTGGCGAAGGCAAAGGGCGCTGTACTGAACAAGTTCAACACCATGCGCAAGACCGTAACCGAGGTCGTTGGCTTCTGCAATGTGCTGGACTTCTACGACTACCTCGGCGATGCCAACATCACCGTGCAGACGCAGTTCGGTCTGACTTATGTCAAGAACTTCCTCGGCTACTCCACCCTGTTCCTGCTCTCCGCTCCTGACATCGCCCGCAACAAGGTGATCGCTCTGCCCGTGGAGAATATCGATCTGTACTACATCGATCCCAGCGACAGCGAGTTTGCCCAGCTCGGCCTCAACTACGCTGTTCAGGGCGAGACCAACCTGATCGGTTTCCATGCCGAGGGCAACTACTCCACCGCCGTTGGCGAGAGCTTTGCCATCATGGGCATGGCCCTGTGGGCTGAGTATCTGGACGGCATTGCCGTTGCCACGATCTCCGCTGGCTGATTATGGCGGGGCGTAAGAATTACGCCGTCGCCACCGAAGGGCGTGGCCTGAATGTCAGGAAATATCCTGCACAGGCCGCGCCCGTGATCCGTGTGCTGAGTGACGGCGAGAAGGTCGCCGTTGATAATTCCGTTGATGTGCCGAGCGGCTGGAAGAAGCTGCTCGGCGTTGACGGCTTTATCATGGCTAATTTTTTGAAGTAAGGGAGGGCCAGACGATATGCTGACTGCTTTGACTGAGCTTTGCCAAGAGCTGCATAACTGGTTTGACCGGGATCGGCATACTGGCTCTTTCGAGATCGCTGACGGCAATATCGTCGCCGATTTCCTGAACGATGGGCAGTATTTCCGCATCGTCGGCAGTATCTTTTCCGATGGCGTGCATCAGTACCCGGCGGCTGGCCTCAAGGACGAAACCTTTGACGGCGCTGTATGGGCGCTTGCGATTCCCGATCCCATCATTAAGCTGGCGACAGAGATCGCCGAATGGCGGGAGAAGAACGAGGCAATCGACAGCGCGAATATGTCGCCGTTCCAG